GTAAAAGACTTTTCAAAGGGTTTGACGAATACGATGAAATTCACAGGTTTGTATTCGATATCGAGACCACGGGTCTTGACCCAAATAAGAGTTCAATATTCTTAATTGGAATGAAAGACAATCGTGGTTTTATTAAATTATTATCTGCCCAAAATGAAGAAGAAGAAAAGAGAATGATTGTTGAGTTTTTTGAAACAATCGATAACTTAAAACCCTCTCTTGTTGGTGGATATAACTCTGCATTCTTTGACTTTCCATTTATTTTAAAACGTGCTGAAATTTTAAAATTAAATATTAAAAAAATTGCAAAGACTTTAAATCCTGATTATTCATTAAAACAAAAAGAAGGGATACTAAAGTTGGCAAATGAAATGGAACCATACACACAAACTCAAATGTGGGGTTATAACATTATTGATATTGCACATGCGGTTCGTAGAGCACAAGCAATTAACTCAGATATCAAGAGTTGGTCTTTGAAGTACATAACCAAATTTATTGAAGCTGAAAAAGAAAATCGTGTTTATGTTGAGGGTGATAAGATTGGAAAGATTTACTTTGACAATCACGAATATTGGATGAACAAAGAAAACGGTAATTATAAAAAGGTTGGGTTTGATTCTAAAATAGATGAAATATGTTCAAGAAGGACCGATGTGTATTTTAAAACAAATGGTTCAAAAATAATTGAGGACTACCTTGATGATGACCTTTATGAAACAATGATTGTTGATGAACAGTTTAATCAAGCGAACTTCCTACTTTCTAAACTTGTACCAACAACATACGAAAGACTTTCAACTATGGGTACTGCAACGTTATGGAAAATGATTATGTGTGCATGGTCATACAAACATAATTTAGCAATACCAAGAAAACTACCAAAAAGAAAATTTACAGGAGGTCTTTCAAGATTACTTCAAGTTGGTTATTCAAAGAACGTATTAAAACTTGACTACTCATCACTATATCCTTCTATTCAGTTGGTTCATGATGTGTTTCCTAAATGTGACGTAACAGGAGCAATGAAAAGTATGTTAAAGTACTTTCGTGATACTCGTATAAAATATAAAAACTTAGCAGGTGAATTTAAAAAAACGGATCCGAAACTTTCTGTCTCATACGACAGGAAACAATTACCAATCAAAATCTTTATCAACGCCTTCTTTGGATCATTATCGGCACCCCACGTCTTCCCTTGGGGTGATATGGACATGGGAGAACAGATTACGTGTACCGGTAGGCAATATCTACGACAGATGATTATGTACTTTATGAGTAAGGGTTATGTTCCTCTTGTAATGGATACGGATGGTGTAAACTTTGAAACTCCTGATGATGTTGATACTCACAACTATATAGGTAAAGGACTTAATGGTTTAGTTGAAAAGGATAAGGAGTATTGGGGGTCAGAGGCTGATGTTGCAGAATATAATGATTTATTTTTAAGAAACGAAATGGGTCTTGATATAGATGGGGTTTGGCCTTCAACAATTAATGTAGCAAGAAAAAATTATGCACTTCTTACAGATAAAGGTAAAGTTAAACTTACAGGAAATACCATCAAATCTAAAAAACTTCAAACTTATGTTGCAGAATTTTTGGACAAAGGTTTAAGAATGTTACTTGATGGTAAAGGTGGTGAGTTTTTGGACTTCTACTATGAGTATGTAGAAAAATTATTTAATAGACAAATACCTTTAGCTAAAATTGCAAATAAGGCCCGTGTAAAACAATCTGTAGAAGATTACAAAGTTCATGTCACTAAAAAAACAAAAGCAGGTAATTCCATGTCTCGTCAAGCTCACATGGAGTTATTAATACGTGAGGGTATTAATCCAGGTTTAGGTGATACTGTTTATTATGTGAATAACGGTGAAAAAAAATCACATGGAGATGTTCAAAAGAAAACTAAAAAAATTAAAGCAACAAAAGAGGAAGTTTTTCTTTATGAAACCAATAACGGTAAACCTTTCCCTATTGAGTATGAAGATGACATTGTGTTAAACTGTTATTTAATTAACGAACAGGACATCGAAAAAAATCCAGATTTACTTGGTGAATATAATATTGCAAGATATATGGCCGCTTTTAACAAAAGGATTGAACCATTACTTGTCGTTTTCAAACCTGAAATTAGAGACGAGATACTAATTGAAGACCCGAAAGACAGACCAATATTTACTAAAGCACAAACTGAACTAGACAGAGGAACACCTAAAAAAGAAAAAGATCAAGATAAATTAGATGAGGTTTTAACTTTATCAGATATGGAATTAGAATTTTGGCAATCAACAGGAATTGATCCATACTACATGTATTTAGAAAATACTTTAGAATTAGTTGATCAAGAATATGTTGAAAAAAATAACAACCTAATGAAGACTAGAGTTAAAAAAGTTAAAGTTGATGATGACGAAATATATGAATTTGATGAAGACGGGGATTTAATGTCTTTGGTTTTTGATTAAGAGTTCTTCAACCCATCGGATGATAATATGTACCAATAATCGCCTATTTTTCTAAATTCAACACACGACCCTTTTGATAATTCAACCTCTTCAAATTCTTCGTCTATTAAGTTATCTGATTTTACAATTACATTTGTTAATGATTTAACAACAACATGTTCGGTTGTTTTAGAATTTAAAATTAAATTACAATTTTCAACTTCTTTTATAACAACCACTTCTTCACCATTTGTTTCATAAAAATCATTTGTAACAATAATGGTATTATAAGTTTCGGTAATAATCCCATTAATATTTTTTTTTATTAGATGTCCCTTGAAAAGTGCCATAAAAAAATTATATAATATTATATGGTGATGTGAATGGTCTAAACTTTAAAAGTTTATTTAAGTTTTCTGCCTGCAAAGCTTTTTGTTCCATTAATTTTTCAGGTCTTAGTCTTTCGAGTCTTGTTTTCAATTCTTCCCACAACATAGTTTTTTCATCTTTGGCTTCTGATTGAAGTGTTGTATATTCCAATGTTAATTCACTATCAGGTGTTTTTAAATTACCACTATACTTACCTCTAACCCTTGCTAAAGTTTCTTTACAATATGCAGTAAACCATCTCCTTACCCAAGTCTTTGCAGGACCATTTAACTTATCCCATCTCAATCTTTCTAATGGAATGTCAGACGGTAATCTAACAACATCAGGGTTATTAGCTAAACAATCGTCTCTATCAAAAGTATCGTAGTACCAATACCAAACCCTATACTTTTGAAAATTAATATTACCGAAATCAAATTTACCTCCTGGTACATTATATAAATGTAATGCTTTTTTACCGTCAGGGAGTGCAGTTACTCTATAAGTTAAATCACCAGTTATTATTCTTCTTTTAAGTTGGATGTCCGCCATCCTTAATAAAATATCAAAGGCAGGTGTTATAAAATAATTACCAGTAGTTCCCATTTGTGAAAATCCGGCACCACCCCCAAGACCAATACCACCAAAACCACCAAAACCACCCATAAATGGGTCAAAATACGCGGCGTCTAATTCGGATCTTGCAAACCACAAAAGTTCATTTATTTCACGTCCAGCGGGAATTTCATATATTTGTTGATTTGGGACCAAATCTATGTAATCTTTTTTCAAAACCCAATCACCCCCTGCTTGTAAACCAACTATTTTGGAGTATGCATAAGTGTATTGAGTTTCCCAATTAATGTCTCTTGTTGCTAAAGCTCTAGTAATTGACTGCTCATCTAAATTTAAACCATAAACAGATGACCATTGGGCTTCTATTAACCAATCTTGTACATGTTGTTCGTAGTCTTGTATAGATAATTCTAATAATGAATCCATTTGTTCATCTTCCAATTCTACCGATCTAAGTGGGGCACCTAAAAGATTACGTATTCTTTTGTAAAGTTGTTCTCTTTCAACACCATTTATTATAACTGTGGTCATTTTTATACTTTTATATATAAATATCTTATGATATAAGTTTATTTATTTTAATTTGAGTACTGTACTGATCGGCCACAAAGTCCCAATTAACAACTTTCCAAAAATTATTAATATACTTATCCCTTTCATTTTTGTATTTCAAATAATATGCGTGTTCCCATAGATCTAAACCTAAAATTGGGTAAGATTTGTTTTTACCGACATACATTAATGGGTTTTCTTGGTTTGGTGTGGTTACTATTTTTAATCTATTATTTTTAGTCAAAACCAACCATACCCAACCAGAACCAAACCTGTTTTTTGCCTCCTCTTCGAATTTTTCTTTAAATTTATCAAAAGAACCAAATGTGGATTCTATTTTATATAATAGTGGATTTTCTAATTTTGTTTTTTTTGGAGTTAACATCTTCCAAAATAATGCGTGGTTAAATGCGCCACCACCATTATTTTTAACTTTTGTATTAAATTTAGAAATACCTGAGACAATCTCCTCCAAATCCAAATCTTTTCCTTTTATTTTTTCTAACTCTTTATTTAACTTTTCAACATAACCCTTATAGTGTTTTGTGTAATGAGTTTTCATCGTCTCACTATCAATAAAATCTTCTAAGTCGTCAAACTCGTAGGGTAATTTTTCTATTGATACTTTTTTAATTTCATTAATTAAAGATTCATTAAGTAAAGAATTAGGTTTCAATTTACTTTCTAATAAATTAATTTTTTGATTTAAAATTTTAAGGCTCATATAGAATATAAATATCACCTCTTATGAGAAATCATATTTAACATTTCTTCAATTGCCGACGCGTCTTCCATAATATCATCACCCATGACAGTAGATATGATTTTTTTCTTTCTATTAAGGATATCGTAAATAACACCTTCAATTGTATTTTCAAATAATGGATAATAAACGGATGTAGAATTTTTTTGACCTATTCTATGAGATCTGTCTTCGGCTTGTGCGTGTTCTGCGGGAACAAATGATAAGTCGTTCATAATAACGGCTTCAGCCGCGGTTAAAGTTATACCAACACCAGCAGCCTTTAAGTTCCCAACAAAAACTCTAATCTTGTCATTTTCTTGAAAATCATCCACCGCCTTTTGTCTATGAGGTTTAGAGCAAGACCCATCTAAATAAACTGCTTGTTTTCCGAAATGTTCATAAATTGTTTTTAAAGTATCCGTAAAGTTTGTAAATATGATAACTTTTTTACCTTGTTCAATAATGTTTTCAGCTAATTCAATTGTATTTTTAACTTTTTCTTCAGCGATTACTTTTCTTACTTTCATTAGTTTACCAAACTGTATTGTAAGTGATGAAGATTCTTCTGAGTTATTATCATACCAATTAAAATATTCACCCATAAGTTCTTCGTAGTCTTTTGATTTTAACCTCAAATATACGGGTGTAATAATTTTATCGGGTAAATCTAATACGTCTTCTTTTAATCTTCTTAATATATGACTTTGTGTTCTTTCTCTTAATTCGTCTAAGTTAGACGCTCCTGTTACGTTCCACACTTTTCTTTTTCCAACACTAAATTGAAATCCATTACAGTATCTTTTAGCGTACGCCATCCAATTTGCGGCAACAGGACTTTCAACTAAACTTAAAAGATTATAATAGTTCATTGGTCTTGATGTCATTGGTGTTCCCGTTAGTAACCAAACCCTTTCAACTTTACCACATAAATCATTTACAATTTTTGTTCTTTGTGCTTGTGGATTAGAAATCATATGAGCCTCATCCATGATTACTAAACCAAAATTAGTATTTAAAATTATTGACTCATCTTTCTTTTTAGGGTCATGAAAGTTTTTTAATATATCGTAGTTTATAATAACAAAATCAGATTCAGTCGAAAATTTTTTACCTTCAGCAATATAAACAGACCTATCTGAATAATTTTCAATTTCACGCTGCCAATTAATTTTTAATGATGCGGGACAAACTATTAATATTTTTTTTGCACCTGTCTCAAGTGCTGAAATAATTGTGGATGTTGTTTTACCAAGACCCATATCATCAGCCAAAATAAACTTTTTATTTCTAACAAGTTTTTCAATCGCCTCTTTTTGATGATCCATCGGAGCCCTGTGATCATATTTAGAATATTCAATAACAACATTCTTTACCTCATTATCTTTAATTAGTGCAGATTTTGGAACCCAAAAGTCATGCAAAGTTTCTCCACTAAATATTTTTCCCCAAATGTGATAGGACTTATCTTTTTCAACTAATAACTTCTCAACATAAATTTCTGACGGTTCTTTTGTGTACATTTTATCTTCCATCATTTTTTTACCAAAATATGAATCTAACTTGACCCATTTTTTGGCAACTTTTGGTGTTCGTCCATGAAAGTTAATTATGTATTCTGCCTGTGATCTTGTAGGCGTAAACGACTTACTATTTTGTTTTTTGTGTTTTAAATTTAAAATATAGTTATTTGACCCTTCATAATCATCTAATAATTGAACGGCTCTTGTCTCAGGAGTTTTTGAAATTAATTCTTCCATTATATTATAAATAAAAATAGTAAATAATATAAAAAAATCAATCAAAGTATTTATTAATATGTCACAGAATAAAGTTCCAATTACAAGATTAAATAAGTTTTTTTCAGAAGAAGACTTCAATTTAGATATCTCTATGGGAGAAGAGTGGTTACACGGGGATATGAACTTTACATTAGTTCTATATAAAGTTGATAAGCAGCGCACCAACAATGACGATGTATATGGAGAAACCTTGGAGGATGGGATACAATTTTTAGCACCTGTAGAATTCAGAGCGTATGTTCAAATTGAGTCCCCGTCTAATACTGACTACGGATCTTCAAAATTATCTCAGATGGAACCTGGTAATTTAAAAATTGGGGTTTATCAAAAACAACTTGATGAATTATCAATAGATATTGAATATGGTGATTATATAGGATATTATGAAACAGAAGACAGAGTTAGGTATTATACAGTTGTTAATGACGGAAGAGTATTTACCGATAACAAACATACATATGGAGGATATAAAAGATTTTATAGATCTATCATAGCGTCACCTGTTAATGAAAATGAATTTAAAGGAATATAATGGCTATACCAAAAAAAATTAAAAAGGATCTTCCTTTAATACCTAATAAAACAGGTAAAGAAAGAAGACAAGAAATGCTCGATTTGGTAACTAACGACGGTACGTTTTTACCAAAAGGAGTACTACATGCCGATTTAGACAAAGGGATTTTGGACTTTGTCAAACAAAAACTTGAACTAGTTGTTGACGGAAAAAAGGTACCAACGATTGAAAAAATAATAACAAACCAAAATTGGGCTCAATTTACGACGACTTGGAACTTTAATGATTTAGATAAAAACATCAAATTACCTTTTGTTACTACAGTAAGAATGCCAGAAGTTAAATATGGAACACTTCAAGGGGGGTTAGCCAACATCCCCGAAAGACGACATTTTTATTATTATACGGTTCCAACATGGGATGGACAAAGAAAAGGTGCTGATGTTTATAAAATACCACAACCAATTCCTGTTGATATAACCTATAATGTTAAATTATTTTGTAATAGAATGAGGGAACTTAATGAGTTTAACAAAATATTCATGCAAACTTTCACATCTAAACAGTCATACATAAATGTCAAAGGACATTACTTACCAGTTATTATGGATGATGTCTCAGATGAATCATCTAAGGAATTGGAAAAAAGAAAATATTATATAGCAAATTATAAAATAACACTTAAAGGTTTGTTAATAGACGAAGAAGAATTTGAAGTTTCTCCCGCAATAACAAGAGCAGTCACTATGTTTGAAGTTAATACTAAAAATAGAAAAAGAAAAATAGAATACAAACCACCAAGACCTGATAACTTTGATTTAAACATAACATTTGTTAATGGGGTGACACAGATAAGTGAAGTGTTTAATTACACTGCGGACTTTAAAATAGAAAGAACTGATAATGTTTCTAGTTATTCTGTATATATTAATAATAACTACGTTGGTGATGATTTGGAAACAATTCAAATAACAACAAAAGATACTTTAAAATTAATAGTAGTAAAACAAGACAATACTCAGACCTCCACAATTTATGTGACTTCTTATTTATTATAATTATTCGCCATAAATATCTTTTTCTTTAGTACAATTTTTCTTAATTAGATTTTCTATAAATTTAAAAATTTTAATACCTTTATCTTCACAATATTCTTTTAATAGTTTGTGAGACTCTTCTGATATTTTTATATTTTTTATTTTTTTCATTTTAAATAAATATTTTTGTGGTAGAAAAAAGGTAGACTTTTTTCATACTGTATTTAATTTTGATATTTTTGATTAAGAATTTTGCGTTTTGATGTTGTATTTATATATAAAATAAAAGATAAAAAAACTATTTAAAAAATGGCATCATCAAATAAAGTCTTTGTTTCACCTGGAGTTTATACTTCAGAAAGAGATTTAACATTCGTTGCTCAGAGCGTGGGCGTAACTACTTTAGGATTAGTCGGGGAAACTTTATCGGGACCCGCATTTGAACCTATATTTATTTCAAGTTTTGACGAGTTTCAAACATATTTTGGAACTACGAGTCCTGAAAAATTTGTAAATACACAAATACCTAAATATGAATTAGCGTATATTGCAAAGGCATATTTACAACAATCCAATCAACTTTTTGTCACTAGAGTTCTAGGTCTGTCAGGTTATGATGCTGGTCCTTCTTGGTCTATTAAATCAATTGGTAATGTGAATCCAGGAACTGTGTCAGTTACAGGTGCACCATCAACTTTATATACAATAGCATTTACTGCAACAACAGGTGGTACTGTTACTTTTACTACTTCAGTTCCTTCGGCAATAAATTACGATAATAATTTTTATAACACCTATACATCAAATAACGGATCGACATCCACAATAAATGATGATTTACAAGATTATATTTCATCACAAATATTATTATATAATCAGGCATCACCACTAACAGGAGGTACTTCAATTGTTTGGGGATCATTGAGTTCCTCAACTTTGAGTTTATTGAGTGGGGTTTCTTTGAATGGTACAGGGGTTGTTTCTGGTTATACAAACGCACTTTCAGTAGATAATATAAATGTTGGTTCTGCTAATTTATCTGCTTATACAAATGATGCTTGGTATTATGCTCTTTTTGACTACACCTCTGGAACATATTTTGGACAAGGATTTGGTTCAACAATCGCACAATTAACTAGTGTTGCTGGTGGGTATAGTGGATCCGTTAGACTTTATGTCACTAATTATTCAGCATCTCCTTATAGTGATTATGACAAACTTGTTGTTGGTACTTTAAGATCAAGAGGTATAACAAATTATTCTACCACTCAGGCGGGACCAAGATTTGAAGTTACTGGTACTTCTGACGTTCAAATGGTATGTACAGGAACATTTTCAGGAGTTACTCAAAATCCGTTTTTACCTTTTCAAATATCGGGAGTTACTAGAGATAATGACACATTTGAATTTACAACTTCGATGGATCCGTCAAGTACTAACTTTTTGACTAAAGTTTTTGGTAGATCTAATTTTGGTAAAGATAGGGACGAAGTTCCTTTATTTGTTGAAGAGGTTTATCCGGCATTACTTAGAAATGGGTATAACCAAGGTAAGGTTAGAGGTTTAAATTGTGATTTGATAGACTTACCTGGAGTAACAGATACGACAAATTTAAATTATAATAATTCAATTGCGTACTTCTTAGAAAGATTTCAAACACCTGAAACGCCTTATTTGGTTTCTGAATTAAGAGGTACCAAAATTTTCAAGTTATTTAAATTTGTTCTAATAGCTGACGGAAACGCGGCTAACAGATTAGTTAAAATTTCCATAATCAACATTTCATTCAACACAAACACATTTGATGTTATTATAAGAGATTTTTATGACAACGATCAAAATGTTAGGGTAATTGAAAGTTTTACAAATTGTTCACTAGACCCAACACAAAATAATTATATTGCAAATAAAATAGGTACATCTAACGGAGAATACCAAGTGAAATCAAAATTTGTGATGTTAGAAATGTCAGACGAAGCACCAACAGACGCACTTCCATGTGGTTTTGAGGGATATACTTTTAGGCAATATGAAAATAATACTTCGCCTTTTATTGAATATAAGAAAAAATATTTTCAACCTGGAGACGTGACAGCAAATCCACCATTTAGTTCACCAAGTGGTGGTGATAATGCTAGAATATCAGGAGGAGAAAACCCAAGAAGAGTTTACTTAGGTATATCTAACACACAAGGTTTTGATTATGACTTTTTTGAATATAAAGGAAAACAAATACCTAATGATATTGCAACTGATGAATCGGGCATTCCATGGGGTTACAGAACAAAAGGATTCCACTTAGATAGCGGAGCAACTGTTGTTACAATAACTAATGGGTTCTCAACTTCAGGTCAATCTGCGTTTGAAACAGGAATAGCATCATTTAATTCTGAACCTGATAGTAATAGTCCTTATTTTAGATTGAATACACGTAAATTTACGGTAGTACCTTACGGAGGATTTGATGGATGGGATATTTACAGAGAATATAGAACAAATGAAGATACATTTGCTTTAGGTCAAACGGGATACAAATACGGAGCAGCACCTAGCATAACATACCCAACGGCATCTGGATGGGGTGCGTTTAAACAAATATCAGGACCTAACCAAGAAAATTGGGGTAACACAGATTACTATTCTTATCTATGGGGCCAACAAACATTCTCAAATCCTGAATCAACAAATATTAATGTATTTGCGACACCAGGAATTGATTATGTAAATAATTCAAATTTAGTAGAAAGTGCTATTGAAATGATTGAAGATGATAGAGCAGATTCGATTTACATATGTACTACTCCTGATTTTGATTTATATTCACCGACGTTAGATGATGGGTTACTAATATTCCCTCAAGAGGCTGTAGAAAACTTAGAAGACACAGGTATAGATTCAAACTACACCGCAACTTATTATCCATGGATTTTAACTAGAGATACGGTAAATAATACTCAAATTTATATACCACCAACTTCTGAGGTTACTAAAAATTTAGCACTAACCGATAATATTGCCTTCCCTTGGTTTGCTTCGGCAGGTTACACTAGGGGTTTAGTAAATGCAATCAAAGCTAGAAGAAAATTAACACAAGACGATAGAGATACTTTATATAAAGGTAGAATTAACCCTATTGCTACTTTTTCTGATGTAGGTACTGTAATTTGGGGTAATAAGACTCTTCAAGTAAGAGAATCTGCACTTGATAGAATTAATGTGAGAAGATTGTTACTTCAAGCGCGTAAACTTATTTCAGCAGTTGCGGTAAGACTATTGTTTGAACAAAACGATCAAAAAGTAAGACAAGATTTCTTAGATTCAGTAAACCCAATCTTAGATTCAATCAGAAGAGATAGAGGTTTAATTGACTTTAGAGTTACTGTTTCTAACACTCCTGAAGATTTAGATTCTAATACGTTAACAGGTAAAATTTTCTTGAAACCAACAAGAGCGTTAGAATATATTGATATTGAGTTTGTGATAACTCCAACCGGAGCATCATTTGATGACGTATAAAAAAAAGGAGGGCAATTTTGTCCTCCTTATATTTATATAAATAATAATTTTAAAATATTTTAAAATGGAAATAAAAAAGAAATTAATTAAGGAGACTGTTGGAGATTACTCAAAAGAAAAAAATATTATGAGTAATAAAAAACAAAATATTATTATTACAGAAAAACAATTAGAAAAAATTTTATCAAATATTCAAAAACAAAAATGATAAGAAATAAAATAATACGTGAAGGTTTAATAGGGGATAAAAGTAATGCAGATGTTAGACCTGATCTAAAATATTACGCGTTTGATTGGGACGATAATCTTATGTTTATGCCTACAGAAATCATGGTATCAGATGATGATAATAATGAAGTTGGTATGTCTACGGAAGATTTTGCAGAGTATAGAGTTAAAATAGGTACTGAAGAATTTGATTATAAAGGTAAAAAAATAGTTTCTTTTGCTGAAGACCCTTTTAGGAACTTTAAGACTCAAGGAAATAAAAAATTCATTATTGATAGTATGACTGCAGAAGTTGGTCCTGCTTGGGCAGACTTTGTTGAATGTATTAATGGAGGTTCAATTTTTTCAATAATTACTGCAAGAGGTCACAACCCTGAAGTTTTAAAAGAAGGAGTTCTAAATTTAATTTTGTCAAATAAACACGGACTTAGTCAAAAATCTTTATTGGAAAATTTAAAAAGATATGAACAACTTAGTTTGACAGGTGGGGATAGTAAAAACCCAATAGAAGATTATTTAAGTTTATGTAAATTTCATCCTGTGTCTTTTGGTGAAGGAAGTGCGGCATCACCTGAAGAAGGAAAAAATAAGGCGATTAAGGAATTTGTTTTTTATTGTAGAGAACAAGCAAAGACACTAATTCAAAATATTTTAGAAAAAGACCCTTCAATTTCTTTAGACGATTTAAAACCAGTTTTTAAAGATGATGTAAGTATGGCGGAACCATTAGAAGATTTAGAAGAGTTTGTTAGAAAGTTTGTTAAAATAGGTTTTTCAGATGATGACGAAAGAAATGTAAGTAAAATGGATCAATTTTTATCTTCAGAGTTTGACGAAAAACCAGTTGATATATTTTTAACTAAAGGAGGAAAAAAAGAAAAATATAACTAATTACTGAATGCTTATAATAAGAAATATTACAAAAATAATTTAAAGTAAATAGAAAAATTTTAATAGTGATATTTATTAATAAAATAAAAAAGAAAAAAAATAGAAAACATGGCTGATTTATTAATGAAAATGCCCTTTCAATATGAACCTAAAAGAAAAAACAGGTTTATAATAACATTTCCATCTTCTTTGGGAATAAACTCGTGGTATGTTGAATCAACAACAAGACCAAAAGTAACAATTAAAGATGTTGAGATTCCATTCTTAAACACCTCTACCTACGTTGCAGGAAGATTCAATTGGGAAGCAATGGATGTTACCTTCCGTGACCCTATTGGTCCATCTGCTTCACAAGCCCTAATGGAATGGGTTCGTTTACACGCAGAATCTGTAACAGGTCGTATGGGTTATGCTGCAGGATACAAAAAAGACGTTGACTTAGAAATGTTAGACCCAACAGGAGTTGCGGTTGAAAAGTGGATTCTACAAGGATGTTTCTTAACCAGTGTTGATTTTGATTCATTAGGGTATAGTGAGGATGGGTTAATTACTGTTAAAGCAAATCTTAGACCAGATAGATGTATTTTAGTTTACTAATACAAATATAAAAATATTTTTAAGAACCTCACTAACAAAGTGGGGTTTTTTGTTTACATACATCATTAATTATTTATTTTTTAATAAAAAATTATTATGGATCAATCAATACAATATGGGCAAATGGATTTTAATTTACCTCACGATGTAGTTAAACTACCTTCAAAAGGAATTTATTATAAACCTAGAAAAGAATCCCTAAAGGTCGGTTATTTAACCGCCGCAGATGAAAATTTACTTAGTTCTTCTAACACAAGTGCCGATGGTTTAATAATGGGTCTTTTAAAAAATAAAATATACGAACCAGGGTTTGACGTGAACCAAATGATTAGTTGTGATGTAAATGCTTTGTTAATTTTTTTAAGAAACACTGCGTTTGGTTCTGAGTATACTTTGAATGTTATAGATCCTGCAACAAATAAACCATTTGAAACTACAATACTTTTAGATGAACTTTCATATATAAATCCACTACAAGAACCTGACCAAGAGGGACTTTTTACTTTTACTTTACCAAAATCTAGAAAAAATGTAAAATGTAAAATTTTATCTATGAGAGAAATTAATGAAATTGATAAAATTGTTGAAAATTACCCTAAAGGTATGGTTGCTCCTGTTGTTACTAAAAGATTAGAAAAACAAATTGTAGAATTAGATGGAGTAAGAGACAAAGGAGAAATTGCTAAGTTCATTAATCAAATGCCAATATCAGATTCTAAACAACTAAAAAAATTTTTATTGGATTGTGAACCAGGTCTTGACCTTAAAAGAGAAATTATAGCCCCGTCTGGAGAAAAGGTAACTGCAAATGTTGTCTTTGGGGTTGAATTTTTTCGCCCTTTCTTCCAATTATAAACAACACTTATTAGATCAAATTTTTTATATGATTCACTATTCTAAATTTACGTATAGTGATCTTATGATAATGCCAACTTACGAAAGACATTATTTTATTGAAAAGATAAATTCTACATATACCAAAAAGTAGAATCCAAACTATTTATTTAAAAACAAAATTATATGTTACTATGGTTATATTGGGGTAAAAGTGATGCAAATGCGTCAGGTGCGGAAAAAGCGGCCGGGTCAACGTCTCAGTATACCGCACAAGGTGCGTTAGATCAGTTTGCTCAAATGAAAACGGCCATGGAAACATTTGTTTTTCCAAAACTAGACCCATCTAAGCCAAAAGAGTATGCCACAGCCCTTAAAACATGGGTTGATAATATTAATGAAGCCGCAACCGCACAAGAATCTTATACAAGAACCCTACAAAGAAGCATGGGGGGAGTTTCACAATTGGTTGATAAAACAAATGAGTTTGGTAGAACAATACAAAAAGCATATTATGGAGAAGGAGGAGACGACGGACTTTTAAATATAGGGATGACCTTTAAAGAAACAACAGAACTAGTTGAAGGTTTAGTTGGTGGTATGGGTAGGATGACCCCAATATCTAGAGACGTTGTTCAAAATATGGGGGAAATCGCAAAGGCCACAGGGATGGCTTCTAAAGACGTTGGGGCTTTAGTTGCTCAAATGGACTTATTTAATTATAGTCAAAAAGAGTCTATTGAAAAAATACATGACTTATCTAAAGAAGCAAGACAAGTTGGTTTATCAGCAAAAGGTTACGTCACAGAAATATCCAAGAATATGAAAAATATTAATGGATTTGGCTTCAAGGCCGGTGTTGATGGGTTAGCCAAAATGGTAAAACAATCACAACAACTGAGAACTAGTATGGAGGCGATTGGTGCTATGAAAACGGCAGAAACCGCACTTGACCCTGAAGGTGCTATTGAACTAGCTGCGAACTTTCAAATGTTAGGAGGGGCTGTTGGTAAATTAGCGGACCCATTTCAACTAATGTACATGGCACAAAATGACGTTGCGGGTTTACAAGAAGAACTAGTTAAATCAACAAAGGCATCTATGACCTTTAATAAAGAAACAGGAAACTTTGATATCGCAACCGAAGATTTATATAGATTAAGACAACAGGCAAAATTAACAGGTGCAAATTTGGAAGATTTAGTTAGTACTGGTAGGCAAGCAGCAAAACTTGATTTTATTAAAGAAAAGTTTGATTTAAGTGGTATTGACCCTGCAAGTCAGGATTTAATTGCTGGTCTTGCCCAAATAGGTAAAAATGGAGAAGTTACTGTTGATATACCGGGATTTGATGAACAAGGTAAAACTTTAGAAGATGCTTTAAAAATGCCAGGTTTTAAAGAAGCAATGACAGAATACCAAAATAAAGCCGCAAAATCTGAAAAAGAAATTGCTGTAGAAAGTATGACAATATCTGAAAATCAAGCAAGAGACATAAACGTAATTAAAGAGGCGGTTATGACAATGCTAGGAGATAGTGGTAGGAAAGATCTTGAAAAAAATATTAAAGACCTAACAAAAGAACAAGGAAAAACTTTTGGTCAATATGGTAAAGATCTTGCGGATCTTGATAAAAGAATACCGGGGGTTGTTGACGAAAAGGCTAGACAAGTGACCGAAGGACTGCCTGATACTTTAAAAACTTTAGAAGGATATAAAACTACAAAAGATACTATGGACCTCGCCATAACCGGAATTCAAAATATGAACCCCGCAGAAATTTTAGAACTATTAGGTATTCCAAGTTACCCCATGGAAGATGGGTTTTTTCCTGCAAGTGGACCTCCTATGTTACTTTCACAAGGACAACTTTTTAAAGGAATTGTTGGTGATCAAGTGGCGGTTGGGCCTGGTTTAGATAAGGCTCTTAATAATATGGGAATGTCAGGTAAAATCGATATTAATTTAAATATAGGTGGATCAATTAACGGAGATAGTGGTACAATAGCGCAAATGTTCCAAAGACCTGAAGTACAAAAACAAATTATGGATACAGTGCTATATAAATTAGAGGCATACAAAAAAACAAAAGGAGTTTTAGCATAAAAATCTTAAATCAGTCTATTTATAAAAAAACAAAAATAAATGGAGAGTCCACTATCTTTTAACTCGTCAGAAAATTTTAGAAAAAAACTATTAACAAGAAATTTACCACCTTATAAGGTTGATGGTTCTTTTAATTATACTGATAAAATACAAACAAAAGAATTTGAGTTAGTTGACTATGCAATCACAGATTCACCCACTTTAGAATCAATTTCAATCCCACAAGAAAAAAGTTTAATAATTAAAAATCAATACGGACCTGAAAACCAAAATGTTTTTGGTAATTCAGTCAATATTAATATAGATTTGAATTACAGACCAAATGAAGGTGAGTACACATATACTGATTCTATTAATAGTGATTTAGAAACAATAGGAAATCAACAAGAAGGTTTATTATACATCAAAAATCTTTATGGGCCGGCAAACGGTACAAATGATTATGGAGAAACCATCAATATTAATAATACATTCATAACTAATTCAAATTTAGGTAATTATGGATATCCACTAACAATCGGTAGTAAATTAGAATTAAAAGGCGATGATCAAGAAAGATTTTTGATAACTAAAAATGTTTATCAACCTATTGGTTTAGGTGATTTTGGTAGTACAGTATGGTATATTAATAACGATCAAAATATTCTAACAGTAGGTAATGGTGAATATAATATTGAAGACACTTTAAACAGTTATTTATATCAAATCGGAAATAACCAAGAAGTTTTTCACAAGGTAAAAAACTTATATAAACCTGAGAGTCCTGAAGATTACGGAAACACTGTATGGTTTATTAATAACGATCAAACCATACTAAGTATGGGTGGAGGTACTTACACTATTGACGATACTATTGAAAGTTACTTATATCAAATAGGAAATGATCAAGAAGTTTTTCATAAAACTAAAAATGTTTACAAACCATTTCCACCTAAAGATTATGGAAATACTGTTTGGTATATTAATAATGATCAAACAATTTTTACAACAGGTAGTGGTATCTATGACATTAACGACGCATTACAAAGTAATTTAGGTATAATTGGGAACGCTCAAGAAATTACTTTAATTACTAAAAATGTTTATAAACCGACTAACCCACCAGGTGTTGGTTTTGGGTATACAGTTTGGAACATTAACGATGATGAGACAATACTTACAACGGGTAGCGGACAATATGATATTAATGACACGCTTGGTAATTATTTAGAACAAATTGGTGACGAACAAGAAAGAAAATTAATAATTAAAAACAAATATGGTCCAGAAAATGCGGATGATTATGGATTAACAAGATACAATATTAATAGAGATTTAATACTTGGTTCTAACGAAGGTAATTATAATTATTTTGACACAATAAAAAGTCAGTTAGAAGAAGGAGGGGTTTTAAATAGACCAACACTAATAAGTAATAATCAATACGGACCTCAAAACATTCCTATAAATAGTGTTACAATAAATAACAATTTACAAACAAATAAAAACGAAGGTGAGTACGGGTTTCCTGATACAATAGATAGTATATTAGAAATTGTTGGGGAGGAAAAAGAATCAGAAGCATATGGTAAAAATACTTATGTACCACAAGGCACCACTTATGGAAATCCTGAATTAGTATTTGTCCCTGACTTACCAATAAAAACCACAGGTTCACCTTACTTGAAAAGTGATTCTACTTATGTTTTCTTACCTTCGGAATACACACCTTATAGTATTTTAATTAGTGATAACCCAAGTGGTTCTGATGGTAGTTTATCTCAAGATTCTAATTTAGCTAATTTGGGGGCAAAACAATTACAAAAAGAATTTAAATTTAGAGTTAACGCAGAAATATTACAACAAACTTTAGGTAGTGTAAATGCGATAGAATCAAGTATAGATCCAGATACAGGAGAAATTTCTGCAAAACCTAATTTAGACCCATTTGATGCTGCAGGTATTTTAACGGGTAACATACCACTACTGTCTTTGAATTACGCAATTACTTCACCTAGAACCTTAGTTGGTGACGCTATAAATTTTGCGGCTCGTTTAGCGGGACTTTATAGTCCTTATTCATATATTGTTGGTGAACTTTTTGATTACCCCGGTAGAGTTAATTCAGAAAACACATTAGCCAATAATGCACTTTCTGTTTTGGGAGGTTCAGGAGGACCATTTTTTAACAATAATAGACCAGCTAATGACACTGCATCTGAAACATTAATAGAATTTACATCAACACCAACTAAAAACATATTATTTAGACAATTATCATTTAATTACTATAGACCCGATTATGCAAATAATTCTCTTTTACTAGCACCAAAAGGTAAATTTTATATTGGAGACAACAAAAATTTTATTAAAAATATTGTATCACCATCCGAAGAACTACCAGAAAGCCAAAGAGATGGTATTAGTTCAAACATGGCGGTTTTTTCATATGGAAAAGTTGGTGAAGAATATGAAGGTAAGATTTTAAGTAATTCATTTTTTGGTTTAAATTCTAGATCATACTTTGATGGTTTAAATGGGCTTCAAGCCGGACTAACTTGGATATCTCAAGCAGCTAATGGAGAAAATTGGATGGTACCTGGAAAATTTGCAGGACCACTAGGTAGCGCGTTTGATGACAACAGTGCATTTAATTTTACTAAAATAAGTAGTAGTTATGACCCTACAAAATCAACAAGAAATGAATTTACCCAAGGGTCGCTTTTAGATGTAACGCAAAAAATTATAGATGCGGGTACATTATCTAAAAACAAATTAGAACATGTTGGTAATGCTATAAACCAAGTATCTAAAGTTTTCAATGACGGTTATATAGAATTAACTAAAGGTTCTAGAGTTATAAGATATACAACACCAAACTCAGTTGATGAAAAAACACCAACAGTCAAAGGATATGAATATTGTAGATTATTTACAAAAGATAGACCATACATGACATATGATGAGTTACAAAAAGTTGACGGTAACATTAGAAAGTACAGTTATTCGGTATTAGATAATACGTATAATTTAAATATTGCTCCGTGGTTAGGCAACGAGTCAACAAATATTGTTGATGGAAAAGTTAAAAAATATATGTTTTCTTTGGAAAATCTTGCATGGAGATCATCTAATAAAAAAGATTTTACATATGAAGATTTACCAGCATGTGAAAGAGGACCTAATGGTGGAAGAATTATGTGGTTTCCTCCATACGATTTAAGTTTTGATGAAAGTGTTAGTACTAATTGGACTGACAATAATTTCTTAGGTAGACCCGAACCAATTTACACATTTAATAATTCGAGCAGAAAAGGTTCATTATCTTGGAAGATAATAGTGGATCATCCTTCCATTTTGAATGTAATATTAAATGAAGAGTTAGAAGCCGCAAAGGCAACAGATACTGAAATAACTAAAGTTATAGAATCATTTTTTGCTGGATGTGTAAAATACGATTTATATGACTTAGTTGTCAAGTTTCCTATGTTTACACCAAAAGACGTTTTTGATGTTACTACACAAATAATTGAACAACCAGATATTGTAGATATAATACAAGGAGAACCATTCGAAACTATAGAAACAATACAAGTACCATATGATATTCCAGAACAAGTAATAATACCCGAACCAAGTGGTAACACAGAACCTGACATTATTGAAGAAGTAGGGCAGTTTAAAGAAGTTATATTCTTTTTTCATAATGACTACCCAAACCCGGATTCCAGTAGCGAAACCTCAACAGGAACTTTTGAAACTTGGTATAATAAATATTTAGCATTAAAACCGGGTTATTTAGTTTCAGGATCAACAAATGACGACGTAAGGTCATTTAGGGGATCTTTTAACAAAGTACTTAAATATAACGATCCTAATTATGGTACAGACTACTCTGCACAATTTCCACTACCTGATTTTAGTTCACCAGAACAAGTAAACGATTTAACACAAATAACATATCTAAAAGATTATATAGAGTGGAGAAAAGAGGCGGTAGAAAGAGCATTTAGTTATATAGAGTCTGAATTTGCAGAATCAAAAAGACTTTTAACAACAATTTGTAAAGCAATAAAACAAGGGGCAATTATAAGTTTTGATCTTTTAGGTTCTGCGTCTTCAGTAACTACTGTAGATTACAACATAAACCTTTCAAAAAGGAGATTAGATTCTGTAGAAAAATATATAAGATCTTTCAAATATGATGGGGTTGATCTTAATAAAGAATGGGGTAAAAAATTAAAAGTAAGAAAACAACCACAAGGTGAAACTACAACACTTCAAGACCCAGTATATAAGGCAATTGATTGTAGTAAGGGTTACAGATATGATAGTAGAGAAGGTACAACATCCGTAAATGCTATGGCTTGTAGAAGAGTGAGGATTGTTAATATAAAGGCTGAAGGACTTATAACGCCAGAACCTGTAAAAGAAGAAGAAATATTTGTTGAACCAATAATAATACCCGCAAAAACAGGATATAGCGCAACTACTGCAGTTACAATTCACGAAGGTTCTCCATATGAAGTAAGAAGAAAACAAGACCCATTAGTTGTAAAAACAAGAGAACCAAAAAAAGATTTATTAAAAAGATTAGCAAGAAAATTATTAACAGAATGTAACTATTTTAATTTATTAAAAAGAACAGATCAAATGTTATATGATGGTTTAAAAAGTAAATTAAAACATTTCCACCCCGCCTTCCACTCAATAACTCCCGAAGGATTAAATTCTAGACTAACATTTTTACACCAATGTATGAGACCTGGAGATACTATACCTACAGTAAATAAAAGTAGTGACGGTAGAACAGAACTTATTTATAACGATGTAACAAATAGTGTTTTTGGTGCGCCACCTGTGTGTATTTTACGAATAGGTGATTTCTTTCACACAAAAATAGTTATAGACTCAATTAATTTTAAATATGAAGATGGAAGATTTGATTTAAATCCTGAAGGTATTGGTGTACAACCTATGATTTGTGATGTTAGTTTAAACTTTAACTTTATAGGTGGACAAGGAATAAAAGAACCGGTTTCTAAATTACAGAATGCTTTATCATTTAATTATTATGCAAATACAGAGATGTATGATGAAAGAGCTGAAGTTACTGAAGAACTACAACAACAAGAATTAACTGATGAGTTAATAAAAAGAATTAAAGATGAACTTGGTATATTAGACGATGTTAACAAGCCAAGAACAGATGATAAAGGAGACACTATTGGTGTTATAGTTAAGGGTGATTATGATATAGACACAGAAAAACCTTTTGGTACTCTGTCTTATGAAAAAATAATGCAAAAAATAGCAGACGAAAATAAATTATACGTAAATGCGACTTTCAATAACCTAAAAAAAGTAAATGAAGAAACATTACTAGGGGGTATTTTATTAATTACTAAAGACAGGAATTATACGACAGGTAATTTTGATTATTTAAATGGAAATTTAACATATAATGCAAATATTTTTGGTAAAGGACAAAAAATACAAAACAAAATAGAAAGTTTAGTTTCAGAAACAATAAACGACGTTGACGTTGATTTCTGTCCTCTTTTAAGTAATTTACAAGAAAATGATTTTACAAAACAACAAATTAGAAAAGTTAAAAGTAAAATCAAAGAAATGATAGAAACTAGAGGTACTGAAGTTCTATCATCATTAGAAACCGCAAACTCATCAATAGTTAACGAAGAACTAAATTTAGTTTTTTCTATAGATAAATTAAACTATGTTTCTAGTGGATTTGATGGTTACATTAGTAAAAAAGGAACTCCTATAGTTTTTGGAGTTTCAGGTACATCCGAAGTTGATCCAACAAGTGGAGTGGCAAATACATTTGACGAATTAAAAAAAGATTTTTTAGTTATTAGAACCGATATGAATGATTTTTATTCTAGAATGTATGAAAAAGAAATAATACCATCGGGCACCACATATGAATTTAACGATACATACGAATTTAAAATATTTATAGAAGGTACAAATACTGGATTTACTGAGGCTGCAGATATCAGATTTTTTATGTTATTTGGTAAACCTATTTTAGATAACCCTGAAAAATTTATTAATGAAGTAGTAAGTTCTTTAAATGGAGAACCAAGTGATGTAATTAATTCGTGGAGTTATTATTTACAAGAAAATGTTGGGTATTTCTACGCACCAGGTACGGGGCCAGCATCTTTAGGGCTTTATCCAAGATACAAAGAGTCTAAAGATGTTGTAGACAAAAGATTCAAGGATTTTGAAGACAATTATTTAAAAAATAAATTCAACACCTATAATCCTTATAATAGGACTAAGAAAAGAATAATGAATTATCTAGGACAGGTACCACCTGTACCACCAAACGATCAAAACTTAAAAGATGTTTGGGAAAGAAGTGGTAACTCTAACGTCTTTAACCTAAGAAAAACTTTTGTATAAAATGAAGTATTACGATAGATATCAAAAATTTTTAATTAATGGTAACCAAACAACCGTACCGTTTGTCAGATTGTCCCCAAGGTCAACAGACCAAAAATATATTTACAGAAGAGGACAAAGTAGGTTAGATAAAATAAGCTATGAAAAATATGGTTCACCATATTTTGGGTGGTTAATCATGGCGGCAAACCCAATTTACGGTGGTTTAGAAATGAATATTCCCGATGGTACTATATTAATTATACCTTACCCTTTAACTGCAGCATTACAAGATTATAATTCAGCATTAGAAACACACTTCTTCTACTATGGCAGATAAAAGAATAGTACAAACAAAAAAAATATTTGTAGAAACTGAGTATGATAATATTGTACTAGTTAATCCTAATGAGATTTACGATCCACAAGGTAACCCCGCCCCAAGATTAGTCGATCATGAAGATTTGGTGTATTACGCTAATTTGGAAACATTTATTGTACCTAGAACAAAATTAGCAATAGGTGATGATTTTAAAGATTCGTCACCTGTCTTTAATACAACAATCGCCACATTATTTAGTGGTGATGATAATCTAAAATTAAATTTTTTACAACCTAAAGGTAAAAAAGATTTTGATAGTAGTTGGACAGACCAGTTCACAGGAAAAGATTCTAGAATCGGAGGTAGTCCAAATCAAAAACAAGAGGAACTAGTAAGTTTTGACAACAAACAAAGGTTCAAAAACTCTGTAAGAAATTATGAAGACACACAGCTATTTGGTATAAAAACAATTAGAGTCAATATAAAAGGCACCGGTGTTCCTGAAGTTAATATTGAAATGACAGATATACAAGGAAAGGCTCTTTTTGAACAAGGAGAAAGTTCAATTTATTCCGCTTTTTTTAACTTTCCATACCCGTTATTTTATTTAACCCTTAAAGGGTATTATGGAAAGGCTATAAGGTATAGACTTTCACTTTTGTCTTTTAACGCTAGACTAGATTCGTCAACAGGAAACTTTGACGTAAGTTTAAAGTTAGTTGGAAAATTTACCGCATTATTATTCGATACGCCGTTACAGTACGCTATTACTGCACCAAAAATGTATAATACTGAAATAACAGTAAAGGACCCTAGTAATAGTACAATAACAACTCTTAACACATATAAGGGTAGACAAATAATGAATGAAGTTTATGATGAATATGAAAGAAAAGGGCTACTTGAAAAAGGATTCCCAAGATTAACAATAGAAGAATTTATAGATAGGGCTAACAATTATGCAAAAAAACTAGAAGAAGATATAAAAAACAAAGGGGATTTTTCTAGACTTAATGATATACAAGAATATAGAGACAATCTTAGTTTATTAAAGAAAAGTGTTTACACTAATTCTTTAGATAAATTTTTAGATAAAACTAGTTTTTATGTGAGCGGTAACTTGATATATTATCCTTACAAAAAAGAAATAGATGAACAAGTACAAAAAGATTACGAAACTAAAATTGAAGAAAGAATAAAATTTTATGGAGATCTTTTAGATAAAAATGAAAGTTTTGGTATCGGAAAAAAATATGAAATAACTCACAATATAAAAAGTAAAAAAGATGTTATAAAAAATTTCGATATAGTGGGCTGGTTAAATAACACCTCAGATTTAGCAAAAACCTATTATTATAGAACAGGAAAACAATTAAACTTATCAACACAAGACGGTCAAGACGAACTTCAAAAATTTAAATTAGACGAAGATAAAAACAAAGAACTTACAAGAAAAGTTTTAAATTCACAAAATCAAATTGTAGATGAACCTGTGCTTTATTATGTGTTCGGTGATCATAGAATTGCTGACGGAACTTTTGAACCAAATAGTTTTTTAGATAAAATAGATAAGGCTGAAAAAAATCTAGCCATTTATGAAGAAACTATTGAAAAAGAGTTAGCTCAAAAATTATCAGATAGGCAATTGAATAATCCACAAGCGGGTGGGTTAGGGTTTAGACCCACTATTAGAAATATTTTTGCTATTATATTTGCAGGTGCGGATACTTTTTATAGATTGATGGAGGATGTACATCAAGAAGCTTGGAATGTCAGAGAAGAAACCGCCAGACTTTTAGCGGTAATACCTCCTGATAAAAGTTTTTCAGTTGATGGTTTAAATTCCATACAAAAGTCTAGCGGACAATTAAATAAAGATAATGTTGTTTACCCATGGCCTTTGTATTTTACAAAAGAACAGCAAAAAAATGGTAGTTCATTATATGTTATTAATTACCCTGGAGACGCTAATGTCATAAGACAAACTAAGGCCTTTGATTATAAAATTTGGCCAGAGGTAGGATTTGTTGAGGCATATCTTAAAGGCACAACAGAAAAGGCAAAACCCGAATCAACAAACGTCTATAAAAATCCGGCCGAGTTTAGTAGTTTTGTTTCATCCAATGCTTTAGAATTCCCATTCAAAACACCACCATATACTGACATATATGGAGTTCCATTTTTTTACGAACTTTTTGAAAGAACATATATGTCTGCAAATTATAGTAAATTGATTAGTGACATCGCCCAAAAAAAACAACTTGATAAATTTTATGGAGATATTGAAAGTAAAAATGTAGAATTAGCGATAGGAGACAATATAGAAATAACACAACTACTACAAAGTTTTAAATTTAAATATGAAACATTTTTAGAATATTTAAAAAAAATATCAACTAACGGACAAGGAATTGCTTGGCAAAATTTAAAAGCACAAAAATTTTATACACCATATTTGATAGATTTAATTAATAATCCAAATAACATATACAGTTTAAATACTTTGTCTAGTAGATCTATACAAATTTCTGCAGATCTTCCTTTAGCCAAAAATTTAGAAACATTTTTGAAAGATAGTGAATCTAATAAATTAAGTTTTACAGACACATACCCATATACGTCTAAATCATATTTTCAAAATCCCGAATTGATAAATGATACCACTAAAATTTTTATATACTTAGATGACAAAAAAACAATTGCTAGAATAAATGAAACCGATAAATATAAAAATATTGGATTAATAAAGGCGACATACTCATTTAAAAATTTTAATCAACCATACATTTCCACAACAAACGCACCGGTACAGACAAGATTACAATTAAAAGATTATTTTGAACAGAGAGTAACTGATACTGAGTATAAAAAAATGTATCTTACGGAGGGTAAGTTAGATTATACAAACTATTCTGGTAATGTTAGTAATACCCAAACAATTTCATTATTAAATACACCGTATTTTATAAACGCATTACAAGAAGGGGTTCAAAAATCAAAAATACAGACAGAAAAAAACCCATACGTTGCCCTTGGTTATCTTTTCTTAGAATCGTTACCACTTTCTAATATTGAGGAATCTATAAAAAATAGAAATACCGACGACTCAATAGAAAATTTAGCAAATTTAGGTGCGTCCCTTAAAAAATACTCAGCAATACACCAAGTTCCATATGCTTGGGTATTGAAATATGGTGCTATATGGCACAGATATAAAAGATTTGTTGAAGATAAAGTAGATATATTAAAAAATGTTTGGAAAAGTTTTGATTATGAAACAAATTATGATCCAATTACATCTGCAAGTACAAAAACATATACTATTCCTAATTATAGTGGATTAAATTTTAATTTTACATTACAGAAGACAGAACTTTTTCCTATACCATCACCATTAAGTAATAATTTTATTAATACTGGATTTTATCCTAAAACAATTAATGATGTTCATTATTTTTTGACAGGTAAAGAACTTTTTTCAGCATATACACAATCAGCATTTGAGTATGCGTACATTAACGATAAATTTAAATTAGGAAAAAATAATCAAACAACAACCAATTTAGATTTTGGATTTGACCAACTTAATCCTTTTAGAAAACTTACAAAATCTAATTATTACTCGTACTCAGAAAAAAAATTGGATGGACAAGATTATTTAATTTTATACCCATCTATGGGTGGTATTACAATTGATCAATCAATTTTAGAGTGTGTAAATAATAATAATACACAGACAAAAGAATTATATAATAACAAATCAGTTTATGATGGTTCAGTAAGAACATTATGGCCTGTATCACAATTTGGCTATTTTGAATCAGATAAATTTATAAAACCAGACCCCACAAAGTACTTAACTACAAATTATGATAAGTCTACATATGAATTAAAAAATGTAAGTGAAAGATATATCGAAGAAATATTTTCAGTTTTTGATGTTAATATGTTAAATAAATTTGAAGAAAAGTTTTTAGCTTTCTGTGATCCAAAAGCTGACACTAAAAACTTAGTATTGGAGGGAGAAATTTCTACACCAACATTTTATGATCCAAATAAAATAAAAAATTTAGAACAAAGAAGATTACAATCGGTTTTAAGAAATTTGTTTTTAGTAAATAAAACAGGAATAACTTTTGTTGGTGAAGATGTTGATGGTAAAACAATTGGAGAAAAACAAATTTTATCATTTACAAAGGCAATCGAAGAATTTTTAAATTTTGAATGTGTAATTAAAATAGGTAACCCTAGTAAGTTTGATAGAGTTCTTTTTGGTTCTTTTTCTAATTTAAAAGAGTTTGTTCCTGAAACACAAAAACTTACGTTTAGTAAATATGTAACAGGTACATTGCCTGGTGACGGGTCTAATATAACTTTATTACAAAGTTTGGCACAAAATCAAGATGCTTGGAAAACATTAAGAGAGTATGTTGGGTTTTCTACAATACCAAAAGTTGACTATCAACTTCAAGTAGAACCTGAATACCCATCTATTTCTTTAATCGGAAATCAACCAAACCCAAATATAGTATCTAATTCGCAACCACCACAATTACCAATAGTTACTCAACCAAACCAACTATTGACAGGTCAGACCATGCAAGATGTTTGTTCAGGTCAGTATTTTAATGTAGTTGATACAAATCAAGTTAGTGATTTTGCAACCTACACTGACGGAAATGTTTATTACATGGAGGTTTCAGATCAAAATAACACACCAAAATATTTCTGCGCTAGAAAAGTACCAAATAGTGCTTCAACAACAACATATGTTTTAGATGCGGATACTGATTATCCACAAACAAACGCAGTAGGAATTAGTGCCGCTGCTTATTGTTTATCTTTTTATGATTATAACATAACATGTGTAAGCCCACAAAGTTTACAGGCAAACTCAACACCACCACAACAACAAAACAATATTGTAAATAATGTAAGCTTAAAATACTTAGGAGATTCTTCAACAATACTACCACTTCCTAATGGAGTCGGTAATCAAAATTGGGAATACATAAATGTTCAAAAACCCGCACCATTTTTAGGATATCAAGTTTTCAAAATAGAAGGGGATTCTAATTTTTCTTTATCAAAAATACAATTTACATTTATAAATTCAAACGACGACCCATACGATGAAAATCCAAGTCCCGTTCCTTATAATTGTGACGGTGGTGCAAACACAAATTACACTAATGTATGTACAGTGGATTCTGGTTTAGGTGGAAAATATAAACTAAGAGTAAAATATTTCCCGAACGCACCTCAAAATTACTTAGACCCTGTTATATTATATGCAGATGTAAATACCGCAACTCAAACAGTATCTACAAATCAGACACAAATTAATTCAAATAACAATCAGACAAACACGACAAATCAATTAGGCACACAAAAATCATTTGTTTCTGATTTTTTTAGTGACATGGATGTAGAATTTACATCTGATAACATAATAAAATGTGCACCACTTATAAGACTTTATGTTACAAATAAAATCCAAGATCCTACACTTAATAAAACTAAGTTTGTAACACTATTAGATAACTACTTATCTAGCCAACAAGAATTACACAAGAAAATTTTAGATGAAACTTTTAGAAATTTAAACAAAAATTTGAATCAGATTACGGTAAAATCTAATACAACCCCTTCTTCTGTTAATGGAGATACAGGAAAATTAACATTATATAACACATTAAAAGGTTTTAACGATAAATGGATTGCTGGTTCTGATTTAAAGTATGTTACAATTTTTGAAGACTTTTTGTTTTTTGATAGATCTAATAGTGATATTGGAGACACTTATGTTTTAGATATTGATAAAGTTGTAAAAAGATTAGATGTTAAAAGTAATCCTGATATGAATTTAATGACAGTTGTTAGTAATATATTGGGTGATAACTACTTTATGTTTTTTGCAATGCCGGCCTATATAAATTTTTACGGGTTACAAAAAGCGGTAAGAAACGGCAAACCTATTGATATAGATATACCAAACTCATTATTTGGTACATACTTAGAAGTTGACTATACAGACTCAAGTCCAAAATTTTTGTGTCTATATATGGGTAATCCGTCAGAATACCCAAAACCAAAAGAAAATTCATTCATAAGATTTGATGACGATAGTTTTGATTTAAGAATACCTGAAAACCCTCTTAGGGTTTCTGACCCAAATAGAGACTACTCTAAAACAAATAGAGTTGTAGGATTCAGCGTTGATTTTGGAATACAAAATCAAAACATATTTAAAGGTTTAGATTTAGATATGAGTGAAATGAAAAACACATCAGAGTCATTCAAAATTTTTGCAGACATAGGTGGTTCAGTCGCCGGAGACAAAGTGGCACAACAATCAGTTTCTATGTATAGCATTTACAAGTCAAGATCTTATAGTTGCGGTGTTGAAGCGATGGGTAATGCCATGATACAACCAACTATGTATTTTGTTTTAAGACACGTGCCTTTGTTTTATGGTCCGTATTGGATTTTTGAAGTTGATCACAATATTAATGACAGAGGGTTTTCCACAAAGTTTAAGGGAACTAGAATACCAAAATATAGTTTACCTAATATAGACAATTTAGTTATTAATACAAATGCAAAAATACTACAATCATTTAAAGAAAAAAACAAAAAAGATAGAGTTGTTACAGAGGAAGAAAAAAAGATAACAACAGACCCTGTAGTCAACACCACACAAAATTCAACACAAGAGTGCAATGACATAACAAAATATCAAAATATACCTTTTGAACAGTATGAAAATGTGTTATATCCAATATCAACTTTTATAACTACAATTAAAAGTATTGTAACCGATAAAAAATTATCAGCATTTTTATATGGTTTAGGTGTAACTAGACCCTTAAATTTATACGACCCAAACACAAAAACTTTACAAATAACCAATTATAATATGTTTGAAATTTCAACAGAAAATAAGTTTGGTGGGAATATGGACGATTTTATAAAAGGTCAAGTATGTGTTAAAAGTAATGGAAACAACAGAGTTTTTGTAAGTTTTAAAAACGACACGACACCAATTAATTTTATGGTTTCTTTCTATAATCCACTCATACCATTATTAAATGATTTGATTGGTGTTAATCCTGATATAGTAACTAAAAAATCATTTGCAAAGGCGTGTAGCCAATTAGTATTAACAAGTTGGGACACTCCATTAGCCTTTGGGCCGCCACAACTTAGTGCTGTTGAAATAAAAACAAGGGTAGAAAGTGCAACAGACCAAAGAATTGTTAATACATATCAAGAATATATAAATATATTTACAGAGGCATATGAATTATTTTTAGAATAGGATATATTTATATAAAAAAAATATTATGAATAATGTAAAAAAACTTTTGGACGACTATCTTAGAAAAGATACCAAATTAACTGAAAAACAAATTGATGCAGATCACAAACAAGTTTGTGATTTAGATACTGGTGATTGTTATACTATTAGATTAAAAGATGGGTTAATAGAAAGATTCGACAACACCGTTCAAAAAAATAGGATGTTAAAAGTAGAAACACCTACAGGAACTAAAACATTACTTAACGGATAAATAAATTTAAGATGGAAATAGATAGAAGAATATTGTTGGAACTTAGAAGATTTAATGAAATAAATAATTACATTAATGAACAAGACGCGGCACCCGAAGACCCAGCAGCCCCTGGCGCACCACCCGCACCACCCGAAGGAGGAGCACCAGCACCACCCGAAGGAGGAGCACCAGCACCACCCGAAGGAGGAGCACCAGCACCACCCGAAGGAGGGACAGCTGCACCTGCAGAAGACGCAATTCCTGAACCTATTGATATTGAAAATGATCCTGATATTGAAGAAGTTAAAGATGAGGATACTGAGGGAGGAGAAGAAGAAACTGAGGAAATAGATATTACCGATCTTATAAAAACTCAAGAAGAAATGAAAACAGGTCAGGAAGAGTTTATGGATAATATTTTTTCTAAAATTGATGATTTAGCGAGTAAATTACAACACATGGATCAAATTATGGACAAAATAAATTCACTTGAAAATAAATTTGACAAATATAGAGAAAAAACTCCTGAAGAAAAACTTATGTTACGTTCATTAGATTCTTATCCGTACAATCAAAAACTAACCGATTTTTTTGATGACAAAAAAGTAGACATGGAGAAAACAGGTAAAAATGAATATGTTTTAACTTCTGATGAAGTGGAAGAATTTTCACCTAATGAAATAAAAAAAACCTTCAATAACTATGAAGAAGATGAAGAAAAAATGTTAGAAAATTATTTGAGAAGAAAAAAAAGAATATAAATTTTTAAGGGACTCACAAGGTCCCTTTTTTATTTGACAATCGTAGAAAATCACTTATAATTGTTATAGATAAAAGAGTTAAAAATTAAAAACAAAAATCTATGGCAAATTCAATTGACGCAGTACTAGCACAGTACGAAAAGAACTCAACACCAAGTAGTTCACCGAGATCAAACATCTCACAAGAAGACAGAATGAAAAAGTATTTTTCAGCAATTCTTCAAAAAAATGAAAAATCTGCACAAAAAAGAATCAGAGTGTTACCAACAAAAGATGGTTCATCACCATTTGTTGAGGTTTGGTATCACGAGATCCAAGTAAATGGACAATGGGTTAAGTTGTATGACCCTGAAAAAAATGACAACGAAAGATCGCCTCTAACTGAAGTTTATAATGAATTAATATCTACAGGTAAAAAAGAAGATAAAGAATTAGCTTCTCAGTACCGTTCACGTTTATTTTATATTGTAAAAGTTATTGATAGAGATAATGAACAAGATGGAGTTAAGTTTTGGAGATTTAAACACAATTATAAACAAGAAGGTGTTTTAGATAAAATCTTACCTATTTGGAAAGCTAAGGGTGACGTTACTGACTCAGAAAAAGGAAGAGACCTAATTATTGAATTAACAAAAGCAAAAACCCCACAAGGAAAAGAGTATACTGTTGTTCAAACAATTATGTATGATGATCCTGCTCCATTACATACAGATAAAGAAATTATGGAAGGTTGGTTACAAGACGAATTAACTTGGAAGGACGTTTATTCTAAAAAACCTGTTGAGTATTTAGAGGCAGTGGCAGTAGGAGAAACACCAATTTGGAATTCTGAATTAAAGAAATATGTTTATGGTGAAGAAGCTGAGATTTCATTAGGTGGAGCACAAAAAGATGAAACACCTATCGTTGATCCACAAGCAAATGATGAACCATCTGAAGAATTACCTTTTTAAAATAACATATTATGAATAAAATAGCACAAAAAATGTATGAAGCCCTGACCTTGAAATATAGGTCAGAAATGGCTGAAGCCGAAGCAACACTATTAGTTTATTTTAATAACTCTGTTGGTATTGGAGAACACCCACAACACTTGGAAGAAATGGATAAGTTTGTTGATAAAATGACAAACGCCAAAGACAAGTTAGAAATGTTAGAAACAGTTTACAAGTATAATATTAAAAGAGAAGAAGGGTTTGAAGTAACTGAAGAAATGTTAAAAATTTTGAACGAACAAAAAGGAGAAGAAAATGGCAATTAAAAAAAATGATTTTAGTTCATTAAAGAAGAAGTTTTCCACATCAGCAAAATATAAACCACAAAGGTTTTTTGATTTAGGTGAACCATTCTTAGACGCTGTTGGATTACCGGGACCTGCGATGGGCCACATCAATATGTTTTTAGGACATAGTGATACAGGTAAAACAACCGCCTTAGTTAAAACTGCGGTTGATGCTCAAAAGAAAGGTGTACTTCCTGTGTTCATTATTACTGAACAAAAATGGTCCTTTGAACACGCAAAACTTATGGGGTTTGAATGTGATGAAGTTGTTGATACTGAAACGGGTGAATTAGAGTGGGATGGTTTTTATATCTTTAATAATAACTTTGATTACATTGAACAAATTACAGATTATATTAATGATTTGTTAGATGCACAAGAAAAAGGAGATTTAGATTATTCACTATGTATCATGTGGGATTCTGTTGGGTCAGTTCCTTGTAAGATGACTTATGAAGGTAAAGGCGGTAAACAACACAATGCAAGTGTTTTAGCCGACAAGATTGGAATGGGAATCAACCAACGTATTTCAGGATCTCGTAAAGCGGATTCTAAATACGAAAACACTTTGATTATTGTAAATCAGCCTTGGGTGGAATTACCTGATAATCCATTTGGACAACCAAAAATTAAGGCAAAAGGTGGTGAAGCCATTTGGTTAAACTCATCTTTAGTTTTCTTATTTGGAAACCAAAAAGGTGCTGGAACAACAAAGATTACCGCAACTAAAGACAAACGTACAGTAAAGTTTGCATCAAGAACAAAAGTGTCAG